AAATTAACGATAGCGGCAACATAGATGCTGGAAAGTACATTTTCAATATTTGGATTAAGCCTAAAGTAGCTTTGAAATATATTGGATTTAGTGTTACAACCGCCAATTCAGGTGCTTCGTTTAAAGTTCTAAAATAAAAAAAAATAAATTATGCCATATACAGACCCCAGTAAAGTATTTAATTTCGCCATCGAGATAAATGGCATTGATCAATTCTTAATACAAGAAGTACAGAAGCCTAGTGTTTCTGTTCAGGCAGCCGAACATGGAGACTATAATTCCACCATCAAAACAGCTGGTGGGGTTGAAGTAGGTGATGCAGAGCTTAAGAAGATTAAGCCAACCCCTGAAGGTGACAGTTTTGCGTGGTTATGGCTTAACCAGGCGCAAGACATGAATCTAAAAAGAGGTGGATTAGCGACTGGAGTATAAAAGAGATATTATCTTTAAAGAATTAGCCCATAATGGTATTGCAACTAACATTTGGTTATGGCAAGGTTGCTGGGTTAAAGAGGTGTCTGAGGACAACTACGTACGAGGCAATCAAAGCGATAACGTTACGGAAACGGTAACGCTTTCGGTAGATAAGGTCGTAAAGATAAAGTAAAAAATAATTCAATTATCATATAGAAAGACCTGAATGATAATCATTCGGGTTTTTTCACTAAAAAAAAATACAATGGAAACAACTCATGTGTTCAATTTATTAAGCGGTGTAGAATGTGAAGTAAAAGAACTCACAGGAAAGCACCAAAAGATGCTAACAGCAGGGTCAAAAGACTTCGAAAAAAAGCTGTCCGCTATGTTATCCGACGTTATCGTACGGATAGGAGACGAAAGACAGATAGACGAAGAGTTTATTAAAGGTATGCTATCGTGCGATAAGAAGAAAGCCTTAGTAGAGATTAGGCAATTCTCATTGGGGTTTGAAGAGACTTTCTCATTCACTTACGACTATAGAGATTTGGACAACACAAAACAAACACACGAAGTTAATGTTCATTTGGAAGACGGAAACTTTCCTTCTAGGACTGTGAAAAGAGAAGGCGAAGAAGGACTAGTGGATGCCGATTATACCGACTATGCGGATGTACTCGAGAACAAAGATAAATTTATTACTCTGCCAAGAAGCGGTAAAGAGGTTAGATTTACAATGCTGGATGGGCGTGGCGAAGCTATTGGAAGTGCGGCAAAGAAAGCAGATAGAAGTTCTCACACGCTTTTGAAAATGAGAAGGCCTGTTTACTTCCATAAAAAAGAAGGTGGTAATGAAGCTGTACCAATCCAACTTGACTTGGATGAACTAAGTTATATGGATATAGAACATTTGAGAAAGGAAATTAAGCTACATGAAGGCTTTGTAGACACTGAAATTGTTTTTGAACATCCAAATAGCGAATTAGGTGAGGACGACCTTAGAGAGGACGTGTTAGGCATTACGGCTTTTTTCTTCCCATCAGAAGCACTCTAATAAATGACTATTGCTACTTGACTTATGGTAGCAGTCTCCCGATGGGATACGAAGATTTCTTATCTTTGTCTTATGATGAACGGTGTTCTCTTAAAAGTTGGATTAAAGCACAACGTAAGTATGAAGAAGAAAATAGTAAATAGTAGATAGTTATGGCAACAGGCAGTTTCGGAGGTAGTGATTTAGGAATGGGTATTTCTTTTACCTTGAAAGACAGGTTCTCCAAAACCGCCAATAGGATACAAGGTAAGATGCGTGGCCTTAGCTCCTCTGCTTCTAGGAACTTCAAAAAATTCAACGGCACCATAAAACAACACGCCAAAGCCATAGCAGCTTACGGTTCTATAGCTTTAATCGGATTAGGCGTTGCAGCCGCAGCAGCCTATAAACAGTTCGTTAAGTTTGACGACCACATGGCAGATGTCCGAAAGACTGTCGGTCTTACAGAAAAGGAAACCGAAACGTTCGGAAATACCATACTTGAGATGAGTAAGAAAACCCGAACCTCAGCGGATGATTTAGTTACTATAGCAGCTATTGGTGGTCAAATGGGTATCGGCAAAAAAGGTATAGAGGGTTTCACTAAATCTGTGAATGTTTTAGGAGTAGCTATAGGAGATGAATTCGGCGGTGTGGATGAAATGACTAATTCAGTCGGTAAGTTGCGTAACGTTATGTCCGATTTCAAGACTGATGATGTAGGCTCCGATGTTCTGCACATAGGTAATGCCTTAAACTCTTTAAGTTCTTCTGGACAGGCGACCGCAGGTACAGTTTCAAATATGGCTAAGCGTATTTTAAGTAGAACAGCCGGTTTAAAAATAGCGAGTAGCGATATTTTAGGACTTGCTGCAGTATTGGAGGAAGGAGGCCTGAGAGCAGAGATTGCAGGATCAGGTACAGCTCGACTACTTTCAACTATGTCAAATAATTATACAAAGTTTGCTAATGTTGCAGGAATGAGTTCTAAGAAATTTGCAGACATATTAAATAATGATGCGAATGAGGCTTTAACTGTATTTATGAAGGGTTTAAAAGGTTCAAATTTAGAAGGTATTGAATATAATGCGCTATTAAAAGATTTAGGAATTAATGGCGATGGTTTGAAGGCTGTTTTAGGCGTTTTAACTAAAAACATGGGTAAATTAACGGATAAACAAAAGCAAGTTAAAGCTGCATTGAAAGGCACTAACTCTGTTATGGGTGAATATAATATCAAAAATGAAAATGCAGCGGCACAAATAGCTAAACTTAAAAATAAAGTGAGTGCCCTTGTAATACAAGTAGGCAAGAAATTACGGCCTGCTTTCGGAGCTATTGCAGCTGCTGTGTCTAAAGTTATTACTGTTTTTGTCGATTGGTGGAAGAGTTTAAGCCCTTTCACGAAGGGGGTATTAAAATATATAGCTATTGGTTTGGGTGCACTTGCGGTCGCTCTTACAGTTTATGCAGCCGCTCAGGCTATTGCTACTACGGCTATTTGGGCTAATACAGTCGCTTTACTTGCCAATCCTATTACTTGGATTATACTAGGCATTGTAATTCTAGTGGCCACCCTTATCCAACTTCAAAAACAATTTCAGATATTTACAAAAACTTGGGAGTTTATTAAATTCGTGTTCACAAAAATTTGGGATTTTATTAAGTTCGTCTCTATAGGTATTTGGAAAGTAGTAAAGGCATATTTGATGTTTATTTTCAATATCTACAAGACTATATTTATGGCTATTTGGAACGTAATAAGTACAGTATTTACATGGATTTCAGATAAGGTGGCGTGGCTCATGGATATATTTGTTTCATTGGGTACTTCTATGTACGACTTAGGCTCAAATATTGTGTCCTCTGTTTGGGGCGGTATCAAGTCAGGATGGCGTGCGCTTGTTGACTGGGTAAAAAACGCAGCGGCCGGGTTAGTTGGTTTTATTACCAGCCCTTTTGAATCTATCGGAAATTCTATTTCTGGCTTATTTGGGGGCGGAGATGGTTCAGGGCAAGGCGTTAATAACAGCGGTGGAGGTGGTGGGGCAACCAACACTCCTGCTCCTGTTTCGGTTGCTTCTGGAAATCATTTTATACCTATGAGTGGGCAAAAAACAGTGACTAATAATAACAATACTACACAAGAAAAAATGCAACCCATTATCATAAGAAATGAAATGGATGGCGAAGCTATTTCAGAACAAATTATAGAAAAGCAGAAAAGGAATAAATCAAGAAAAGAATAATGGCAACTACGGAAGGTAAAATGTATTTAACAGCTCTAAGCAGTTTAAAAAAGTTAGAGATACAGTATGTGCCAACTAAACTAGGCATTAGTCGTGGAGCTAACTGGGCAGAAATAGCTATACTAGGCAGGAACAACCCTATATATCAATATACAGGTGGGAGTAACAGCCTGCATTTAACTTTGGATTTCTACTCAGAGCAAGATAATAGGGAGGACGTAGTTGAGAAGTGTAGACTTTTGGAAAGTTGGACTATGAATAATGGGTTTGACGAGCCTCCAGAAAGGATAAGACTTACATTCGGTCGGTTATTTAAGGCTACTGAAATATGGCTCATTGAAAGTGTGGATATTGATTACAAAATGTTTGCTAAAGACTTTGGGTCGCTGCCAAAACAAGCTACCGTAGAGGTTAGCCTAATCTTAGATACAGTGAAAAATAGATCAATAAATGATGCGTTATGGAAATAAAACTTACGAGCAATAACATATACAGAAACGGTAGGATAGTAGACTTAGGTGAGAATAAATTGCTTTTGAGAGAAAAGATGCGGTTGGAAGGCGAAACCAAAGACAAGTACCATACAGTTACCAATTCAGATAGCCTTCTCCTTATTGCTCACAACAGTTATAAGAACACTATGGAGGACGCTTCAAAACTTTGGTGGATTATAGCGGACGCAAATCAAATACACAATCCAATGGACTTGACCGATTTACTAGGCAAAGAAATAATTATACCTAATATAAATAATGTACTCATTAACCTACAGTAATGTTAGCACCGTATTACAAAATATATATCGGAAAGGACAAAGAAGATATTACTGATTTGTGCACTCGATTTGTTTTTGAGGATTGCTCAGAAGAGGACAGTTTACTCACCTTTAAAATGGTGGTAGACGATAAATTTGACGAGAAAATTGCTGCGGGTAATATCGTTTATTTTAAATTTGGGTACATAGGTTTACAATTATCTGAAGTACACAAATCGAGGATTTCGGATATTAAATATAACTACAGTGGCGAGATTACGGGCACTATTACTTGTTTGGATTTGGGCACTGTTCTTAGAAAAGTGCCCTCCAATAAAATATGGAAGAAAAAGACTAGTTCAGATATAGCCAAAGAAATAGCTGTTAAGTATGGCATGGAATACGATATAGAGAAAACAGATAAAGTTTGGGATCAATTGCCACAAGGCAACAGAACTGATTCCACTTTTTTGGGTTACTTGGCAGAACGTGAGAAGTCGGGGACATACATAACCTACATTCGAGGCACTACTTTATTTTTCAAACAGCGTGATTTAAAACGTAAAAGCGTCAGATTGTTTGATTACAAAAGTGAAGACGGCACGGTTAAAGGCTTCTCAGCTACTGAAAATACAAGCTCTCAAGATGGGGCGGCTACTGCTGTGAATATCTCTAGTGGGGATAAGAAGCAAGGTACAGAAGAAGAAAAAGAGGTGAACAACGAGACAGAAGAGAAAACAGGCACTTTGGGTACGCACAACCTAAATTACACTAGGGTAAATTCAGCTGGTGAAGTTGTGGGATCGACCGGCCCAGGGTTAGGTGTTAAGGTAGGAGTAAGAGGGGGGTTTTTTACAGAAGCCGCCCCGATAAAAAAAACAACCCCAAATACGCCTGGCATAAGTTACACCAAGGTAAATTCAGAAGGCGAAGTTGTGCAAGCAGCCGGGCCGGGATTAGGCGTTAAGGTAGGGGTAAAGGAAGGGTTGTTTTTTCCGAGCAGAAACATAAATGAACCGACAAGCGATAAACAGGAAGCTGAGAATGTGGCGAACAGCAAGAAGAAGCAAGCCACTTTAGATTCCTTCACAGGAAAACTGAGGTTGACTGGGCAACCTTCGATAGTACCTAATGTTATAATTACAGTTGCTGGGGTAGCCAACAGGCATAAAGGTAATTGGTACGTCGTGAAAGTTACCCACAGCTTAACAGAGGGTGGGTACACTACTAGTTTAGATTTGAAAAGAAATGGAACAAGCATGGGTAATAAAACAAAAGTCTCAGATAAAGCAGACGACAATAAAGCAACAGATGCTAATACTTCTGTTGGAGACGAAGACCCCAAAGATGGGCAGATAATACCAATAACAGTAAATGCGGAGGGCGTGATACTTGACTAGCAAAGATATAAAAGATAACGGATTAGAATATTTTGGGAGGTATTACGCCTCCTATAAAGGCACGGTACACTCAAATAAAGACCCAGATAACCTAGGCAGACTTCAATTGAAAGTGCCTGATGTTTATGGGCAGGAAGTCTACGAAACATGGGCGTACCCAAAAGGATTGTACTCTGGAAAGGATATTGGCTCTTTCTGGCTGCCAAACGAAGGCGATAAGGTTTGGGTTTCATTCGAGAAAGGTGATGTTAGATTTCCTTTGTGGGAATACGGTTGGTGGGTTAAAGGTTCTGTACCCAAAGACGCTGACCCTGATGTGAAGGTACTACAGACGACCTCTGGTAATAGAATTGTGTTTGACGACAAAGATAAGCTAATACGAATAAAAGATGCTCACGGCAACATTGTGGAGCTTAATAGAAACGGCGTTTCTGTTGTTACAGATAAAATCAGTTTAGGTTCTTTGGATGGGAGTGACGAGCCTGCCGTTCTAGGAGACAAAGCAATGGACTTGCTTAATGAATTTATAGTGGATTTAGGAAATGTCGGTACCATAACCACAAGCACGGGTGTTACTAACTTACTTAGCACCTCTCCACAGTGGGCAACGCTTGTTACTAAGTGGAAAACTAAATGGAAGTATTTTAAATCTAAAAAGGTAACCATAGATAAATAATGGCATTAAATAAAGCAGGTTTGAAAGCCGCAATTATTGCTGCACAAAAGAAATCAAGTAAAGAAGACAGTTCAGTCGCTGCGCAAGATACATTTGCGAGTGAATTATCTACAGCAATAGATATATTCGTTAAGTCGGGCACTGTTGCGGTCAATACGCAAGCAGTTGGTGCGGGTTATAACGGGTTTGTAGTTAACAGTATAGGTACGGGAACTGGAACTGTCACGTAAAATGAATACATTTGCAGTATGAGCGAGTATTTAGGCGTAGGCTTGCAATTTCCTTTGAATCTTGTAGACGGTTCGGCTAATTTAGTAAGCGACAATTTACTTATTCAACAGTCTATTGTAGATATTTTGAACACCCCTAAAGGTGGGCGGTTCTTTCTACCACAATACGGAAGTAGGTTGAGAGAACTTATATTTGAGGTTAATGACGACCTTTTAATTGACTTGATGAAAGTGTTCATTGTGGGAGGCCTTAAACGAATGGGAAAAGAGGATTGCCATTAAAGACGTTATTTTTGATGTGCGTGACACAACTGTTGATTGTCGCATAACTTACACTGTACTCAGCAGAAATGAAGTGGATAGTTTTATTTATCCTTTTTATCGAAAAATAAAAACATAAATTTATGAAACTTAATAACAACTGGGTAGGGTATTTAGATAGAAGTTATTTGCAGATAAAAAATAGTGTTTTATCTTTACTGCCAACCTATACGCCCGAAATTACAGACCATACAGAAAGTAACCCACTTGTTAGGATGCTCTCTGTATGGGCAGGAATAGCAGAAATGCTGGGTTACTATATTGATAATGGTGCAAGGGAGGCGCACCTTTCTACATTTCGTTTATTCAAATCAGGAGTAAAAATAGCAAACTCATACGACTACAGAATTAAGGCGTACATTCCAAGCAGTGGGATGGTTACTTTCTACCTTGATGCGGTAGAGGCAAGCCCTGTAACTATTCCAAAAGATACGAAATTAGAGACTGAGGATGGCATTGTTTTTTATACACAAGAACAAAAAATAATACAAGCTGGAAATATAAATGTTGAAGTTCCTGTTGCGCAATACGAGAAAACGCCTTATTACACTGTTGGAACTTCGGACGGTTCTGAACAACAAGTTTTCATACTGGTAGATGGTAATGTAGTGGACAATAGTGTTATAGTAAAGATCAATAACGTAGGGTGGGTTATAAAGAATACCTTCGCATTCAGTGTTGGCACTGACAAGCATTTTGTGCAGACCGCAGACGAGGACAGGAATATTATTATAAAGTTTGGGGACGATATTAATGGGAAAATACCCACAACTGGAATGCCGATTGAAGTTAGTTATAAAACCAGCAGGGGTACAGAAGGTAACGTGGGGTCGGAGACTATTACTAAAGTGTTGCCACCCATGAGCACGCCTACGGTCAGCGTAACTAATAATGACCCAAGTACTGGTGGGTTCGGTGTGGAGTCCGTAGAACTCATTAAAAGGAGAATACCCAAGTCTATACGCACCTTAGATAGAGCGGTATCGCTACAAGACTTTATAGATGTTACTGAACTTCATGCGGGGGTGGCTAAGGCAGGCATTGAGTTTGAATGCTCTACTGCCATACAGGATTATATTGTACCACTTGGTGGTGGGGTTGCTAACCCTACTCTGCTGGCAGAAGTACAGGAATGGATTGATAATCGTAAGATATTTACTTTGGAGGTGGAAGTGCGCCCGGCTGGCGAGGTTCACCTTATTTTGAATTTGGATTTGGTCGCAAGAAACGGCTACGACCTTGCAGACGTTGAGCAAAAGGTTACAGATAGTCTAGTGGATTTTTTAAGTTTTAAAAATCAAAATATAATGGGCAATGTTTATCTATCCGATTTGTATGAAATAATAGAAACAACAGAAGGCGTGTCACACAGCACTATTAAAATAATGAAGCCGGTACCTTACGCTAGTAGAGTGCCCGGCACTAACACAAGTTTAAATGCAGAAATAAACATACTAAAACCCAGTAGCAGTACGGATAAATGGCGAATAGGTATGACGAGTTCAAATTCTTTTGATTTGTATAGAAATAACAGTGTGGCAGGAAACTATGCAGTAGGCGATTTGATTACTTTTACAGACATTGAAATAACAGTTTTATCAGGTAATTATTCAGTAGGCATGGCTTGGGAGTTTTACTCCTACCCTTATTTCGGCAATTTAAACGTTCAAGGCCCCAGTTTGCCTGTATCTTCGCCGTCTGACATAACAATAAATTAGATATGTTCTCAGTCAAGGAAATAATATACTCTTTTTTTGGTAATTACTTCAATGAGAAGGATTCCAATAAAGATTCTAATGGCAAAGGTACTTTGGAACGCTATAATGAAATCGTCGGTGAAGACATTGACGATGTTATAATTCAGCATATTGAAGACATGGTTAAAGATAACCTCGACCCACAGGAAATGTTGTCTCAATTCCTATCTTTACGTGAAAGTAGTTTAGGTATCGACCTTACATATTTCAGTACGGAAAAGTGGCGAAGGAAGACTATAAAATATTTCCCAAAATGGGTTCGAATGAAAGGCACTAGGGAGGGTTTAGATTTGATGTTCGGTATTCTGGGTATTACTGTGAATAGCGTTACATTATCAACATCTACGTTTTCTTTTGATGACACTAATTTTGATAACCCCGACAGGGTATTTGATATGAATTGCAATAATTGTGTGGAGTATGAGCTTGCTCTGGGCAATATTGGTACTTTAACGCCTGAATTAAAAAGGGCTATTGAAAATATAATCCAATTTAACCAGCCTATAAATGCAAAATTGCTAACTTGGCAGGGCAGTTTTGACAATAGTTTTAACCTTAGTTTTAATTAATTTTAAATAGATATGGATTATGCAACTTTAACGCAGAAGATACAGAATACGGTTTACTCTAACTCCGTCAAAGATGTTTCCGGTGATGATGTACAGGAAGTTATGCTCGACACACTGGACTATGCAGAAGGTAAATTTAAACCTACTTTAATTCCCTTTAGCGAAGAATTAAAAGTAGATAAATACTACCTAAGTGTGGAGACAAATAGGTACACTCAATCGGCAGATATTAATTTAACGGTTGATAAAACAGATGCTGTCGTTGGCGGAGGAGGTAAATTTGAATTGAAATCGGATGGTAGCAATATTATGCTGACAACAGATTTTAGCACAATCTATCCACCATCAGGGGCAACTGTAGGTTATGGAAGTATAACATTACCTGCCGGACTTTATGAAGTTAGTTATTTTTGGACAGGAAACAAATTGAAACTTGGTATTGTAGAATTTGTACAGATAGATATTTGCTCTCAAATAGTAGATTTGAAAGCTGATAGTATAACAGACAATTCAGCTGATATTAGCTGGACTGAGTTAAGTTTTGCGACCAGTTGGGAACTTGAGTATGGCCCTCCAGGTCACACTCCCGGCACGGGTATTATTGAAACTGTGGTTGGTTCTCCTTCGTACCAATTACAAAACCTAAGTTCAACAACGGAGTATGATATTTATGTTAGAGGCTATTGCGGAAGTACCTACGGACAAATGGTTATAGTAAGTTTTGCGACTTTTTTTTAATCAATTTAAAACTAAAAAGTTTAATAAACAAACTTTGATAGTATGAAACATTTAGAAAAACCTATGGAATTCGACGGCAACCTAAGTATCCCCAACACATTTATTATTATCATAACCAGCTGGATTGTTAGAGCCCCGGCTCCGTTTCACAGAGCGATGTTACGTTTATTTTATCTAGCATAGTATCTAGTTTAGGTATAATATATCTCATTTTCTCGATTATTAAAAAAAGAAAAGAAATTAAAAAACTAAAAGATAAATAATGGAAATTTTAAATCACTTACTGGCTCGGAAAACATAGGCTACTATATTAGCTTTTATATATTTTCTTTTTTTGGATTCACTGTCTTTTCTTTTATTAGATATTCAGATAAAAGCAATTCAGAGTTCTCATTCAAATACTTTGTGAGGCATAATTGGCAGGATTTACTTTTCTGGGTTTTGGGCACATTCTTAGCCGCAAGGTTTGAATCCAGAATTGAAACTCTCATATTTTCAGTCGATGTATCGAAAATGCTGTTTGCTTTCGGTTGGGGGTACTTAAATATAAACATCGTTAGAATAGTTAGAAGTAAAATTAATAAACACAAGAAAAAATGAGTCAAGAAAAATTTTGGAATTGGAAGGATGACGATAACACATTCAGGTTAAATTGGCAGAATTTAACCATACTACCTTATGGTTTATATAGTGGTTTTACCGCTAATCTACAGTCGGGAATGAATTTAATTCTTGAGCATGAAGAAACCAAAGTAAAACAGGATTTAACGAAGTCCGACCCCATGGGTGTTTGGAAAAGTAAACAAGGCGTGGTTATTACTGAGGATAGTTCTATTACCATCCCTATCACCGATGGAGATTCGAGCAACGACAGAATTGATTTGATTGTAGGGCAACATCGGTATATTAAATCTAAGGGAGGTGCTGCGGCTTTATACGTAGTGATACAAGGCGTACCTTCGGTTAACCCTAGTAAACCCACACTTACAATACCCAATGAACAGGTGGTATTGGGTTACTTACTTGTACCTCAAAATTCTACCGACCTAAGCGGTGCGGTGTACACTAAAGCCGATCACCCTCTTATAGACTATCTTGCTTCTTTGAAGGATGTCAGCCTATCTTCTCCCGGTAACAGAGATATACTTCTATATGATGGTTCACAGTGGGAAAATGAATCACTTAAAACCGGCATAGAGGATACGGAAATAAAAATGAATCAACCTTTTAGTGCTGGCCTCATTGAGTATAATGCCAGCTTTCCCTTATTTCCGCTGGATGCTCAAGGTAATTTAACATTGCCACCCCAACGTATTCTGTATGTTAATGATGATAGGGCGAAATCATCTATTACGTCGATAAAAAACCTTGTGGATAGTTCTCCTGTTGGGACGGAAAAAATAATGATTTTCAAAGACTATAATTACCCAATTGTAGATACAGGAAATATAGAGTTTGTGGGTGATTTCACTTTAAGTACTGTAAGCAATAAAACAGTGCTATTTGTAAAGGTGGATGCAGTGTCGGATCCAAATAAATGGCTGGCCTTAAAAGTTTATTAGTAAATTAAATTTTGTTTAGCCGCAAAATTTTAGTATTTTTGGAGTTCATTAAAAAAGTATTTATGGATAAGGAGAAAATAATGCGGCTAACTAACGATAATAAAGGTTGGGTTACGCTAACAGGTTATGCACTTAATAGATCCGTTAGGGTAGAGGGTGAACCAATAGGAGGTGGTTACCAATGGGGTTACCGTTCTAACAAGTCTTCACAACTAGCGAAAGCAATACTACCAATTTTTACCAATAAACCCGTATCTGTAAAAATGATTTCTAACTTTGATAGAGGTATTCTTGCACAACTGCCTAAAGGCAATTTCAATGTTAGATTGAACATAGATAGGGTACTAGGTATTTTATTAGGCGAAAACGTGAGCAAGAAAAAGCACTCCCATCAACTTATACAGATTGGTATTGGTGATTCTTACTACTCAAAACTGTTGGATTTTGTGTCCATGCCGTATAGAACTTGCCTATTCGAGCAAGGAACTGTGGAGTATGATTTACTGGAGCAGTTAAACGAAGAGCAAATACAAGAGATTAAAGACTACACAGCTAAATATACCATAAGAAAAGAGCCTAATAACGAGGGCGGTACGAAAGAAGTTTATACGGAGTTTCTGGGTAAGACAGAATTGAAACCTAGAGAGGGTGCTTATGTGGTTAGAAAAGGAATGGGAACAGGCATTAACAAAGGATTAGATAGTAAAGAATACGGGGTTAACTAAAAACAAATTATATGAAAATTGAATTTCAGAATGAGATGATTAAATATCTTGTTCAAAGAAAGGAAGCTAGGAAATATATACAGGCAGTAGGCAGCGAGCTCTTTGATTTAGATGTCACTAAAACTGTATTTGATTTACTGCAAACATTTGATGAACGCTACAATTCTCAGCCTAGTATCGGCAATATGCTTGAGTTTTTCGATAGGGAGATAAGACAAGCTAAGAGTGGGGATTTATCGGATGTTTATAAAGAGGTGGAAAAAGAGATAAAAGAAATCTACAGACCATTCACAGCTAATACCAATCAAATACGTGAGATAATAATTCAAGAATATCAAGCTAGGTTGATGAAGGAATTATTCATCGAGAAGGGTTCAGAGCTGAAAACAGGTGACAAGGATATTATTAAAGATGTATTTACGAGGGTTTCAGATATTAAACGAATCGGTGATAACGATTTCGAACAGGAAGACAATAGAGGTATCTTTGCTCTTAGGCAATATGGCGAAGGCAAGAGAACAATCATAGAAGGAAGTCCAACTTACTTGAGACAACTCAATAGAATGACCTCTACAGGCGGATTTTACAGCCCTCAGCTTGTTATACTCATGGCAGCTCCTAAGTCCTTTAAGACAGGAACGCTTATCAATGTAGCAATGAACTACGTTAGAGACGGTAAGAACGTTTACTACGTAGATTGCGAGAACGGTGAGGGTAAGATACTAGATAGGTTCTATCAATCAATGCTGGGAGCTAACTGGTCAGAGTATTCATCGGGTGAACTTGACGATACTTTAAAAGAAATGGTGGGCAGGTTTAAAGCGATGGGAGGTGAATTTAAAGCCGACTTCTATCCTGCCAATTCAAATACAATAGCAGACGTGGAAGCCGAACTCGAGAGATTGAAATTAGAACACGGGTGGGAGCCGGATATAATCTGCTACGACTACTTGGATCTGATGAATCCGAATGATTATAAAATAACCGAAAAAAGATTAAAGATACAGGCTGTTTATTTTGATGCCATCAAGTTGCAAAAGAAATCGGGCATTTTTGGTATCGGACTTTCGCAAGTCAGCAAGGGAGCAGTAAGCCAAAAAATAATTACAATGACCGATTTTGCTGAGGACTTCGGAAAAGCCGCTAACTGCCATGCGGCTTTTGCGCTCTGTAAAATACCAGATGAAGAAGAAGCCGGGGTTATGAGAATAACGCCCGTAGCGCAACGAGATGGTGTAGGAGTATCGTCAGGAATGGCTTGCTTTGTTGCGGTAGATGAAAGTAGAATGACTGTAAAGGAGATAACCAAAGATGAGTGGAAGGAAAGGGTTAGTGCCAGGGAAAAAACCACAAGCAAGAAAACAAGCCCGAGAAGGAATACTGCAAATCTAAAGGACAGGTGAAAAACATGAGAAACTACGAATAATTAAATAACTTTGATAAAATGGGACAAAACACAAAAATAAGCAAAGAAAAGAAATACGGTATAATCGTCGTCCCTATTTTATCTATATGCTGCAAAAAAGGGACGACGATAACCAATACTACAAATGATATAAAATGTTATAAGTGCAATGATTGTGGTAAATTAACAGGCATTGAAGATGAATTTGGTAAAAGGCTTAATTAATATTACTTGCTTCAGCGGAGATAGTTTTAAAAGGAATAACAATATGTAAACACTTTGGGGAAAGATTTTAGGAATGAAATTAGCAAGAAATCACATTTATCGCTTTAGCGTGGGTGTGGTGAATTGCGTTAATATTTGTAAATATAAATTAG